ATGATGACGATTGATTACGTTCAGGTTCTCGCGGTTGTCGTGTGCTTCCTTGCTCTAATCGTCACGTTTAAGCAGGTGGATCTGCAGATTCGGATCAATAATCTGTTCAACCTGCAATTAAAGGCAAACAAAGAGAAAAAGAAAGAGCAGCTGGAAAAAAAGGAGACCCCGACTGACGATCGGAATCCCCATTAATTGCTTGGGGCAAAGAATACAACTGGTGAGTATCCTCTTTGCCCCCTTTCATTATATAAGAAAATGACGATGCAAAGGAGATACGTACGAAATGATAGAAGCAGCATTAATCGGAGCAGTTGTATTATTGGTCGGAGTCATTATCGGACAGATCGGTTTGTCTCAAAGATTAAGAAAAGACGCAAGACTCAACGAAAACCGATAAGCAATAAGCAATCAGCAATCATACGGACTTCATATATATGACCGAGGGGGAATAGTACCTTGATCAGCAAAGATGTTTTCATGGAAGTAGTATGCGAGGTGTGTCCGGCAACGTGCTGGGGAAAGAAATCACATTGCCAGGTTCATGATAAGCACGTAGGAAAAATTGATTCTTGCCCGGAGTGGGACAAGTACATGCGGGATCAAGAGACAAAAGGGCAGCAAAAGTCAGTATCCACAAGAAAAGAAGGTTTTGCCCGGACGAGCGAGCAAGCACCCATTATAGATTTTCTACAAAAGGCGGAGGAAGAAATCCGCGACTACAATTACATGCAGATCGAGATCGTGCGTATCCAGCGTTTTTTGCGTGAAGCAGGGGAAGGAATGGTCGCACAGTACGGACTGGATGCAGGGATGCCGAAAGGAAAAGGCAGCAATGGTGATAAGACGCACGCAGAGGTTGTACGCCGGGAGCGGAAATGGAAGAGGCTACAAAATTTGCAGGATAAAATCGAGCGGATCAACAAAGCGGTTGAGACAATTCCAGGAGAACAGGAGCGCTTGATAGTCGAAGCTTTGCTGGATGGCGACAAGAATAATCTGATTGCGAAAGAAATCGGTGTGTCCCGTCAGCGGTATTATGAAATCAAGCGCAGTGCCGTGATGAAGATGGCATGGGCGATGTATGGCGATCAGGTTCAGCAGACTGGATGATGAAAAACAGAGCTCGGCTTAATAGAAGAAGCTGTCTGATGATGACAGCTTCTTTTCATTTTCACAAGTATGTTGAGGCTGACAAAGGTTGACACTTCCTGACACATCGGGTCATTTTCCCGGTTTTTCCTCCAGATCGGTTATACTTGAGTCAAGCGAAACAAGTAAGAGAGATACGAGCCATCCGATGAAGCTGTCGGGTGGCTTTTTATGTACGCAGCCGACTCAAATGTCCGGCGAGCGGGGAAAACGGTATTGTTTAGCGCCACACGATGTTGCGAGTCAAAGCCAAAGGGACTCGACTCGCTCCCTGCTCGGCGGGTATTTGCCGTGGATACCTTGCCAAATGAAGTGAAATAGTGGGGGGAAGAGACATGTGACGAAGACAGACGAGAATACCGCAAGTATGGGAGGTGGAAGCTGGATGGATCGTGAGCTAGCTGTTCTCAGTGAGCTGGTGAAAGAAGCGTATCCAGAGCTGTCTACTGTTGTGAATGTGGACGATTGGATGGCGCAGCGATTCCAACCGCCTATCGCGTTTCTTTTGACGCAAGGGGTCCGTGAAGAAGGAAGAAGCCTCACTTCCTATCAGGTGGTCTCAGAAGCAGCCATCGTCCTCCACTATCCAAAGGTAGCGGGCGTCTACCAGCCGCTTTCAGCCGAACCGCTGCGTGAGCTTCTTCGCCAAAGGCAGTTCAGTTATCAAAGCAAGACGTCTGGATTGTCCATCGAGATCGACAGCTCCACCTTGCGTATTTGGCGGGATAAAAAGGACCGGACGGAAATAGCGTTCCAGTTTACCTACAACGTGGCGGTGCAGAGAGCAGTCACAGAAAAAATCAACGAATTTGATGTAGAGGGGGTCCGAGCATAGTGGCACGAAAAGAACAACAAGCACAGGCCCCAGAGCTTGTGCAAACCAAACAAGAGTGGATCAAGAGCGCCGCTTACCTTGGAGCCGAACGGTTCGAGGTAGCAGGTGCTCTTTTTTCTGAAGCAGATGATCAACTACTGGCAGAAGGACAAGTGAAGAGCCGACTGACCAAATACAAAGGCGGGGTGTAAGCATGACCATTCAACGTGAACGTCCGGGTGTAACGGTCGAACTGATCGCAAAAGCAAAAGAACGTGTAGTACCGAAGAGCGGTGTCGTACTGGTACCGTATCAAGCAGAGTGGGGTGCCCCAGATGAGCTGGTCAAGCTGGGGAGCTTTGAGGAGCGACTTGCCCAGACATTTGGCAAGGTCGATACCGTAGAGCTGGCAGCAGAAGGTGGCGCGACGATTCTCGCGTACCGCATGACGAATGGCACAGCCACAAAAGCAGCGTATGAGCAAGCCGATGCAATCAGAGTCGAGGCTCTGTATCCGGGGTTGGTAGGTAACGAGCTGAAGGTTACGATCACGGTCTCGACGTCCGAGCCAGGTAAAAAAGAACTTCAGGTAACAGGCCCGCTGCAAACAGAGAAGTTTTCGTTTGCGGATGCGAATGAGCTGGCAGCGAAAACGAGCCAATCCAACTATGTACGTGTGAAAAAGCTGGGTGAGACTGCCGTTACAATCGTACCAGAAACAGCGCTAACAGGAGCAAAAAGTGGAACGGTAGCGCTTACCCCAGCTGACTCTACCAAGCTGTTCATGGCTGTGTCCGGAGCTGATTTTGACACGATGTATCTGCCTTTTGACGATGTAGCTGTACAAGCGGCAGCAAAGCAATTCATGAGCGATCGTCGCACACAAAATAAGAAGCTCAGCACGCTGGTAATCGGTGGAAAAGTGGCTGACGACGAGAACATGGCGAAGCACATCGAGCGCTCTGTGGCGCAAAATGCCCGTTTTGTCGTGAACAGTACCATTGCTGGTCAACACAACAACGGAAAAGTATACGGCAGCCTGGAGTGGGCCGCATGGGTGGCGGGTATGATCGCCGCGACACCTGCGCATGAATCGCTGACGGCCGTCGTCGTTCCATTGAAAAAAGCGCTCAAGGATTGGGGCCACACGGATATTTTGAGTGCCCTCGGTTCTGGAACGCTGATCGCAACTCGCGACGGAGACGTGTACATCATCGAGAGCGCAGTCAATACGCTGGCTGTTCTGGGTACACATGAGCGCGAGGACTACGGCAAAATTCGTGTCAGCATGACGCTGGATCAGATCGTCAACGACATCAGCCAAGTCGGCAAGAAATACAAAGGTAAGCTCGGCAACAACGATTTGGGCGGCGCGGTGTTTGTCTCTGCCGTCAACGCGTACATGACCGTCCGCGAACAGCAGGGCGCGATTGATACGGGCTGGACATTTACGGATAAAAAGAATGGCATCGGGGATCGCCGTGGCTTCCTCTTGTCTGCAAAGCCGCTTGATGCCATCGAATACTTTGACATTGACTGGGAGGTGCTGTAATGGCTATTGCACGCGATATTAAACTCAAAAACTGCCAAATTTACGATGAAAACGGAGACCCGATCTTCGGTACCTTGGAAGGCAAAATGGTTCTCAAGGTAGAGTATGGCGACACGAATCGCCTGCAAAAAGGAAAAATCCAAACCGTCAACGACTGGCATGTAGAAGTGACATTGAAAATTACCGCAACCAACGCTGCGCTAAAATACTACTGCGTCGATCAATTGACGCAAGGCAAGACACCAGTCCTTCCATTCCTGATCGGCGAGACGCTGGACAAGGAAGCAGGCAACTCCGAACGCGTCCGCATTTCCAATATCGTGCTGAACCCAGACGAGATTACGCTGTGGGAAGCCAAAGCAGACGGCAACGATCATGCGACCTACGATCTGAAAGGGATTTCCATCGAGAAGCCGGACTACTTGGATGAATTGCCAACCTACACGGAATAGGAGAGTGCTTGCATATGAACAAAAACAAACTTGAGAAATTTTTGGCCAAGGCTAATGAACAAGCTCCGCGAAGAGAAATCACCGTCACCATCGACGGTGACGAGTGGAAGGTACGCCAACTGAATTTGTCCGAGCTGCGCGATTGCGAGCGCATGGCTGACAAAGGAGAGAAAACGGATTGGTTCCTGTACAACGATGCGCGTTTGGTGAAGGCGACCGAGCACGAATTCCCTTGGAATCAGGAAGAGCTCAAGAAAGCGTACAAGGTTGGCACCAAGTATGAGCTCGTCGAGAAAATTTTCCGCGACAATCCGGAAGGCTACACCAAGCTACTCAATGCAGTCCGTGAAGTCAATGCAGCCCAAACGGAAGAAGAAGCCATTGAAGAAGCAAAAAACTAATCCGATCTGACGGCGAGGCCTGGCATATTTGCCGCGCTTTTCTAAAAGGCAGAGGCCGCCCGTCGGATCTACTCGAGTACGAAGTCGATTTGTACAAGCAGAAGCTGTTTATTTTTGCTTGTCAGATGATTGAGGCAGAGGATGAGGAAAGGGCTGGGGGGTAGATCTCCCGGCTTTTTTCGGGTTCTGCTGGGTGTAGACATCTGGGAGGACAAGGAGGTGAAAGAATGGCAGGAACAATAATGGGAGCGCTTGATTCAGTAGGTAAATATGACGGTTTCGCAAAAGGACTCCTGGGCTCACTAACTCCCTTGATCGAAAAGGGTGTTGGAACAACGCTGAGTTCAGTTGCCCAAGAAGCTCAGGCGACAGAAAGAGAACGAACACTTTTTGAAGCTGGTGGCAAAAGTAAGGAGCAACTCCTGAAGATAGAAGAGACTTCCATAACCATACGTGAGCTCAACCCTGATATAAAGAAAGATCAAGCATACAGCCTCATGGCCAAAGCTGAACTTGTGCATGCATCCAATGGTTTAAAGTATGCAGAAAAAGCAAGCATGCTGAAATACACGACGCGGTTTACGGAAGATGACATCATGAAAATGATGAGCTCTATTGAGATTTCTACTGGTGATGAAAGTACCGTTAGGCAGTCAAATGCCGTTCAGTATTTAAGCAACAAGGGAGGGGGAGCCGCGACTGGAAAATTTGTGGAGTCTTTGGCTCATTTCAACCTTCAGAATGGCAATTTGCTGAATACGCCTGAAAAAATGTCCGCTACCTTTGTCTCAATAGGGAATCTTTTGAATGATTTTAAAACGTATGGTGCGTTGTATGAGAATGCAATGAAGATGTCGGATAATGGCGATCTCGCAGCAATCCTTGAGAAGCATTACAAGGCTCAAAATAAGAAGGATGCAAAGGCCAAGGCCGCCCAAGATATAGCAACGCTGAATCGAAGTCTCGCAACAGGGGAGAAAGAAACAATAAATATCGCGCTCGGAAAACTCCTGATGACTTTTTCTAGCATCCAGGATAAAACGTTACAACAACGTGCATTCGATACTTTGAGAGGCGATGCCGGAGATGACATGGCGAAGGGTCTGGGAGAAGTACGAGATACCGCAACAGGGGCTTTTGTGCCGGAAATGGGGAAAGAGAGCGCATATAAAGTCGGGAATGAAGCGGTGAATGCGCATCAGCTGTCTGCTCAGAACGATGCTTATTATAAAACTGGGCAGGCACAAGCGATGGCGAGAAACGAGGCCATGGAGATCGCGACTCTGTACGCAGAACAAATGTCTGGGATAAATACAGGGATTTCAAAAGCAGCTGAAGGAATAATGGGCTCGTTTAACTCTTTGAACGAGTCGATAAAAGGTACTGTGATTTTTGTCGGAGGATTACTAATTGCTGGCAGTGCTCTGTACCATATTATATCTCAACTGAGAAAAATCAAAGATCTTCGGACAACCAAAGAAAAGTTTCCTCAAGAAGCAACTGGCGGAAAAGACTGCTGCTGTTGCTGCGATGGCACACAAATACCTTCTTCTAAAAAGAAATCAAAGAAAAACAGTTCTCCGGATCGCCCTCCAACAGGAGGACAATCTGCTTCGAATAGTGGTGGTCCCCAAGGACAAGCCGGGAACACAAAAAACAATGCCCCAACAACTTCTCCGGCAGGAAAAAAGCAACCGGACGCTGGTGGCGGTAATCCGCAAAAAGAAGCAGAGAAAACGGACGGCAAAAACAAAAATCAAAACAGTGCGCCAACTCCCTCTTCTGCAGGAAATCAACCCGGACCAGATAGTGGCGGCAATCATGGTGAGACGGGTAAAGCTGCCAGCAAAGGTGGCTGGAAACGCTTGCTGAAAGGAGGACTCAGAAGGGCTCCTCTTCTTGGAACTTTACTAGGCGTCACAGCTATTGCAGGCTCAGCGAACAAGCTGGATACTGCAGCACAAGTGGGGGCAGAAGCACTTGGTGGCTGGGGAGGGGCAGCAGCGGGAGCGGCTACTGGAGCAGCTATTGGTTCGGTGTTACCTGGGATTGGTACAGCAATCGGGGGGATCGTTGGTGGCTTTATTGGTGGCATGGGTGGATCAATGGCGGGTGGTGCCCTATACGATGGGATCAAGTCGTGGTGGCAGGACAAGACTCCTGCGCCATCTGCAGCTATGCAACCAGCAATTCAAGCAGGTCCTGTTGCTCCGAATCACTCGCCTGTTGGCAACTCAACGGGGAATCCGCAGCCTGTCTCCATTTCTATTCCGCAAGTTTCGATTCCACTGCACGTACAAGGCGTACTGCAAGATATCCCCACCATGTTAAAAATGCTCAGCGATCCATCTGTTGCGCAGAGAATCAAGGACATCATCGAGCGATCCCTGCTGGATGCAATAGAGACGAGGGGAGGGGTAACGAAATGATCCGTCTACAGGGAAAATACAGGCTGACGTTTCCGGTTACACCTGCGGAAATCCAGTTTCGTGGCTACGGTAACGACATCGAAAGCTCGACATCGATTACGTTATTGTCCGGCAATCGCATCTCTTCCAGACGTCCAAAGTCCATCTCTTTTGACTTCATCTTACCCGGAGACAGTACGGCCCCCTATGTCGAGGTACAGGGCTATCAAGGGCCTAGGCAGTGGCTTGCTGGATTGGATCGCTTAACGGGCTCAGAAGCACTTTTGACTATAGACGAGCTTGATTTGGCGTGGAATGTGCTCATCGGGCCATGCGACGGAAAATTCCAAGGAAAAAACGTCGATTTTCATGGCTCGATTGAGCTACCGTTGTTTGTCAAAGATGAGTTCATTACGTGGAGCAATCAGACGCAGCTTTTATCTCCGGGTGCGGTCATTACACGACAGCAGCCAGCTCGTCCGAACACGAGCGGGAAGGTAGCCAAGAAGACGAAGAAGCAGCAAGCGGCTCCACGGATAGACAGCAAAAAGTTGGAGGATAGGAAAAGAGAGATTCACGAGAAGCTAGAAAGAGAAAACAGAATGTAACGGAGGGCAGACGAAATGAAAGTCATTTACGGAAAAGAACAGACCCGCTACGACCTGACCCCAGCCGTTACCGAGTTGTCCTGGTCCTCAGCCAGGGGACAAATCGCCCAAAATTGTGATGTGAAAGTCAAGGGAGGCCCGCCGCTACAAACGGCGGGTTTTTTGATGCTCTTTGCAGGTGCGGAGTTAAAAGAATCTCAGCAGCTTTTCCATGGCCCGCTCGTTCGTTTTGACCGGGATGATCGAACGGGCGATTTATCCGCAACAGCATACGAGCTTGGCTGGTATTTGCAAAAAAACGAAGTATCCAGGCTCAAGCTGGATGGAGATGCAGGGACAGAGCTTGCGCGGATCATCAAGTCGGCAGGTATCAGTTTTAGCTGCCCGTCGTTCGGTTTTACGGTCAAGGAGAGGATCTCGTCTCAATCATATACGTCCCTCTTTACATCAATGACAGAGCAGGCATACGAAAAGACAGGCATCCGCTATTTTGTGCAATACCAGCGAGACAAGCTGACGGTACTCCCCGAAGGGAAAAACAGCATCATCCCGATGTTCAAGGCGAGCTTGCTCACAAGCAGCTCGACGGGTGAGAGCATCGAGGAGGTTTACACCGTCGTGACAGCAGAGCGCTACCGAGACGATCGGGTCGTGAGCAGTGCAACGAAATCAAATGATAGCCTGGTTAAACAAATCGGACGCATGCAAAAAGTCATCGACGCAGGAGAGGACAAAAACGTGGCTGGATTGGCAGCCAAGCAGCTTGCAGAGTTGTCCAAAATCTCCAAGACGCGCTCCATTTCGGTCAAGCACGAGGATGAAAATGCTGCGAGACTTCGCGCAGGCTGGCTAATCAAAATCATGGAAAAGGACAATAAATCCATCACCGATTGGATCGTCACCAACTGCCAAGCGCGTTGGAAGGGCGGTCAATACACAATGGATCTCCAATTGGAAAGGAGGACGTAAGGGATGCATTCCGTTATCGCAAAACTACGAGGGCATGCACAAGACGGCATCGAGAATACCCAAGGAGAATTCGGCAAGCTTTTGTCGCTCTCGCCCTTGTCTGTAAAGCTGGACGAGGATCCGACACCCTTGGAGCCGTATGAGCTGTCTGTACTGCGTTCTGCCCGATTGTTGCAAGAAGATGTGGGTAAAAAAGTAGCTCTGTTGCGATGCAACAACGAACAATACCTCCTGCTTGGGGTGGTGGAATAATGTTTCCGCAGTTGCAAGGGATAGATGAGATATTTGCGCAAGGAACCGAGGTGTCCATTCCGTGGACATATCGGTTCGATTGGGAAACGAAGCAGCTAAGGCAGGGACCAGATGGCAGATATTTGCGCACTACGACTTACGTAGAGTACTTGGAGGAGACGGTGAAAAAGATCCTCCATACACGGCGGTTCCGTTATGCGATCTACTCGGAGCGGTATGGCGTGGATTTTTTGTCAGACAAGGGGCGAATGAGGTCTGCATTGTCCTTGCCTGTGATTAAGGCACAGGTGCAAGAGGCACTGGAAGCGCACAGTGAGATTGAACGTGCGGAGGTGCTCGATATCCGCTTTGAGGGGAATCGGGTTATTTTGTATGTGGAGATTGTTGGGATGCGTGGTTCGACGAGAATGGAGGTGGATGCATGGCAACGCTAGAGAAGCCAGAGATGCCGATACTTCGGGAGACGGCTGACCAGATTTATCAACGGATGGCGAACCGGATGGCAAAATTAGCTGAACAGCGCGGAGATACGCCGCCTGCTACGGAGGAAGGCGAAATCTACTATGATCTGGGCTACCCGATTGCGGAGGAAATCAGTGATCAGCAGCAGCTTTTGGAATATGGGTTTTTGCAAGTATTCCTTCCCTGGGCAGACGGCGAGTTTTTGGATGCTATTGGCTTGTTTTTTGGACTGCAAAGGAATGAAGCAGAGCAGGATGACGTTTACAGGCAAAGGCTGATCGACAGGGCACGAACAGAAGAAGGAGATGGACGCAGGCAAGACTATGAACGCTGGACCCGAAATGTTGAGGGCGTAGGGGGATCAGTTGCGGTCGAGAAAGCACGACATGATCTGTCCATTGACGTATACATTACAGACTTGGCTGGTCAGCCAGCTACACCTGAGTTGGCACAACAAGTACGGACGAAGCTTGAAGACAAACGCCGTGCACTGCACGATCTCCAAATCCATCCTGCAAAAGTGTTTCCGGTAGCCGTCAACGTAAAAGTCGCTCTGCGTCCAGATGCAGATTTGGCGAAGGTTCAAGAACAGATCATTGCACAAATCCAAACTTATTTAAAAGGGCGTTCGCAGATCGTGTACCAGCAGATCGGGGCCCTCTTTTTCGTGGATGGCGTGATGGATTTTACAGGCTATACCTTGAACGGCGGGGAAGTGAACCTGACGGTGCCTGCTGACTCTGTGGCGACGTTAACCGTGGTGGTGACAACATGATTCCAGAGCGTTATCGGCGGATGCTGCCGCCGCAATGGTATGAGAGTGAAGTGGCGGAATACCACTTTGAAGGTGCGGGGGCGGCGGTAGATAGTTTCCATGCTCAGCGAGAGGATCTTTTGCAGCAGTTTAGTCCGTGGTCAGCTACATGGGGGCTGGATGTTTGGGACTGGGTTTATTTTGGGAAAAAGCAGCTGCTCAGTATTGAGGAAAGGCGTAAGAATATTCAGCAGAAGCACTGGTCTTATCTTGGGTTTACACCTAGTGTGCTACGGGCAATTGGGTTGAGTTCTTCGGCATTTAAGCTAGTCCAGATGGTGGAGGACTTTGATAAAAAGGCGATTCGGTACGTGTATCCCATTGAGGATCGATTCGACACACGTAATGCAGTGCAAGCAGTGGAGAGTATCAGGCCGGTCCATTGTAATGGAGTTGGTTTTGAGCCAGTGGCTGCAGAGAAAATCGATTTAAAAGATATATTGGTTGTCGGGATAAAGGAGTATCACAAGGTCAAGGAGTTTTGCGTAGGGATGACACCCATCAAGCGTTATGAGGAGGTGGTGATGTGATTCATGAGAGTTACTTGAAGACGGTTCAGACAGATTTGATGGAACGGGTTACGGATGGAGATATTTTACTAAACGATTTAGTCTCCATTCCTGTGAACGCTGCAAAGATATCCTCACATCCAATTGCAGGTATGCAAAATGCCATTGCTTTGCAGGTATCATCATTACCAGTGGTAAGTTTGCCAGTAATTAAGAACGCAAAGCTTCGTACTCGTACCGGGGCAATTGTTGCTGAAAAAGATACTGTAATTGAGATGAATGAGGCTCAGTTCATGACCATTGCCTTTGTAATCCAAGTGAAAGGAGCCGTGTAGATGTTATATCAAGCGAAGACGAACTGGATGCCTGACGATCCCGTGACTGAACACGATTTTAACAGGATCGAGCAAGGTATTAAAAATGCCTACTCAGAGGTAACCAGAATAAAAAATCGCACAATGCGAACAGAAGTAAATCTGTTGGGGGTAGCAATTGAATTAGAGACTCTGAAAGGTGCGGTACTGAACGGGTTAACCAAAAACATTTTTATCGAGACTTTCATGGGCTTAGAAGACGTTAAACTACTGAATGGTTCTACAAAACACGACAGTGTAAACGAGAAAGTTTACCTAGCGTAGAAGGATGATGAAAACATGGGCTATCCAACGGGAATAGAAAACATTCCCTTTATTAAAACAGGTAAACGTACGACTACGATAGATGCCCACACATTTCCAGACGAAATTGTTCACGTAGCCGTGGGTCTTTATTCTTCGTCTTCTGGTTTGTATGGCGTTGTTTTGGCAAATGGCGATTTATACATTAAGTCGAATATGGGCATGACGAATTCAGACGCTATAAATTTCAGAAGTGCATACGGCTTTACGGGAAGCTGGCAGAAGTTTAAGACAGGAGTAGCAAAAGTCGATACAGGCGGGTCGTACCTTCATGTTTTGTATAAAAACAGAACACTGGAACGGTACACTAGTTCAAACACTATGCCTACCAACCTAGGAACGGCTCAAGCGATGTGGGACGGGATTAGCAGCGAATTCGTTTATGTTAAAGCCGACGGTACGTTAAACAACACAGTTTTCCCAACAAACAAAAGCTTTGTTGCGGTACGTATCGGGCAAAGAGGTACAATGGCACTGGCAAGTGACGCTACGCTATATTACGCATATTCTTCTGGTGTTGTACAAATCGGAACGAATGTAAAAGAAATGTCTATGTCGGGTGGAAGTACAGGACGACTTAACTATTTGAAACATGATGGTACAGTATGGTCAGCCGTCGCTGTAGATATCCCATCATTTGCACAGGTAACGGGATTCCCTTCATCGGTTAAGTCATTGGTAGACGTAGTAGACGGACAAACCTATGCACTATTGGTAGATGGTAGCGTTTATAGCTGGTCAGCTCCGGGGGCTGCGGCTGCAACGTCTATCGTAACTGATTCGGGCTACATTTCTATTTACGGAGATGGGGGGGAATTTATCACCAATAACACTCCAGGCAAGCCGATACCCGACCATATCCCTGATACACTGCGGGTAACGAGGCGGCCTGTTTTCGAAGTCACAGTAAACGATGATATAGAGAACGATGCGCAGTCTTTCGTCCTGCAGCTGGCAACCAACAGCGATTTTACGCAGGGACTACTTGAATTCAAGAGCCACTTTAGGGTGGAGGGCTGGGAGTATTTCGACGGCCAAGCCTGGCAGCCGTTCCCCTATGGTACTGGTACAATTCCTGCGACAAACGAAGGCCGCAAAATTAGGTATACCATAGGGGGGGACCCGCACTACGGCATGCTGGTAGATGGGACGACGTACTACTGGCGCATGGCAGCCGTAGACGGGACAACGGGTACATTTTCCGAATGGACAGACCAGCAGACGCTTACGAACTTATTGGGGAGTAATGGGGCATGTGACAGTCTGGAGGGATGGATTACTACAGGACAGGCATCCTTAGCAATTAGCACCACAAAAATACAAGGTAGCGCTAGTATAGAAACGCATTTTAAAAGCGTAAATTCTGATTTTACACAAAATTCGAAGCTGGGATTTTCTATAACGAAAGGCAAGTATTATTTGTTTGGTGGAGCATTTGAACTTATGGACTCTGGGGGAAAGGCTTATTGTAGGTTGTACTCCTACAAATCATCCCGCACGCCAAGCCCATCAATCATTATACCGGAGGGCCCGTTTAAGACCTATCTTGCAGCATTTCAAGCGACAGAAGACGAAACAGAAGTGGTGTTTAATGTAAAAGATTACGGTCAATCTGTTGATTATAAGGTTAAGTCAGACGCTTTGAGAGTATACGAAATCACGAAGGCCGAATACGATCTTATCCGGGATGGGACCGACCCACGTTACAGCGGCGATATGTTGGCTGTCATGTACCCTTATGTAGATAATACGCAGACCATCCAGCGAAAAACGCGGATACGCTGCGGCACGACCCTAGCGGTACAAACAAAACCTATTAAGACGACGGCTCAAGTAGACCGTAGTGTATTTTCAAAATTTGCTACGTTGCCGATTAATGTGCCAGCGGTAAAACGGGTAGATAACAATGACCCGTCCATCGTTTATACAGGAACCTTTTATACAGGTAATGCATCGCCTGCTAGCGGCGGCGATTACAAATTTACAGATGCGACGGGTGCTAGTATTGAGTACCCATTTTACGGTACAGGTGTGCGTTGGATGGCGCAAACGTTAGAACTGGGGGGTATTGTAAATGTGTACCTGGACGATATTTTCATAAAAAGCGTAGACACGTACACAAGCAAATATCTCTATCAGCAGATTTTGTATGAAATCCTGAACCTGCCATATGGCAGGCATAAAATTAAACTTGTGAATACGGGGACGAAAAATACTGGAGCTAAAGGAACGTATATCTACTTAGACGCATTCGAAATCCTAGATACGAAGGCCCCAGCCGTCCTAACTGTCCAAGCATCCAATAACGCGAACGACGCGGCCCCGTGCTGGGAGGATGTAACGGACGTCTTCTTATCAGGTGAGCAGCATTTTTTTGCAAACAACGCAAAAACCGCGTCTGAATGGGGCCTATCCGTAAAAGTACTGGTAGACGCAAAAGATCGGCTAGATCCGATCGAAATTGATGCCATAGGATTTAGTTATGAATAAGGATGGGATGAACCGTGGGTAAACACTTGATACAAACGGATTTGGCACAACTACGGGCAAGCGAACAGCCAAAAATAAATCCAGAGGCGCAGATCGCATTTGAAGCAATCGTTGCATTACATGGAACAGTCGAAGCTTTACAAAAAGAAATACAAACATTGAAAGGGGATAAAAAATAATGGTGATTGAATATATGATTCCAGTCTATGCCTACCTAGTAAAGTACGGATGGTTACTAGAACCTACAGGTACAGAAAATGAAAAAGTAATCCCAGAACCCTATCGCCGCTCTGTTGCTGAACACTTGGCCACTAGGCTTACGTAGCTCCTTCTTTTTATAAAAGCGAAGGCGTTTTTCATTGGGAGCTGCTAACGTGGCTCCTTTTACTTTTACAAAAAAAAGAGGAAATCAAATTCAAAACCAAACTCAAACTACAAATGCGGAAGGCACTAAAACACAAGGCCAACTCATCGGTAAATCGTTTCAATGATAGAGAAATTCATCACTCGACTACTCCAAAACCACCCTCATAATGAAGATGCCCGGCAAAGACAACAAGTTCATGTAGAGTGACGACGTGGTAGACAACTTGGTAAACACAGGATTTATTACTGCGCAATAGTTCGGTGTCAATGTTGAGTTATTTCGTGGCAGCCCGATCACCGTTAGCATTACAAAACCATTCAGTGGAGATACAGATATTTCCAAATGGGTAAACGCAGGGGAGTCTATCAAGGAGACAAATACAGAAGCATCCACAACAGAACAGAAGGCAGAACAACAAGCTGAGTCCCAGTAACCGACTCTAGTACTTTCGAAGACCTCATCACATTAGCTGGCCCTTAACTGATAGGGGCTAATTTTTATTCCTAGAGGGGGAGGAGGAAGAATCACATGAAATTTTTGCAGAGCTTAGAAAACGTATCCACTCCCGCAAATGGATTAGCAGCAACAGTGGGAGCATTTCTGACCCCGATCTTTCAATACTTCTATGGCACTGGGCGGCTCGATATTTTGATCGTGTTCTTTTTCATGATTGTACTCGATTGGATCACGGGAGTAACTGCCGCGAAAAAGGACCAGTCGTACTCGTCTGAATACGGCTTGGCAAGAATCCCGCGAACGCTATTTCTGTTGGCCCTACCAGCAGTAGCCAATCTCTTAGACCGCGTCATGGGCACTCCAGGCTTCTTATTCTACGGCGTCACCTTCGGCCTCATCTACCACACGTGGACAAGCCTGACCGCCAATGCCCACCGCGCAGGCTGGCCGATGCCCAAATCCGTCGAGAAATTAGTCAGCGCCGAAATCAAGGCAAAGGCAGAGCGTGCCAAACGAAAGGAGTCCTAGTAAACAATGAATATCACCGAGATGCTTCTAACCAACGTAAATTCCCGTCCCAAAAAGAAAATTGCCCCAAAAGGAGTCGTCATCCATTGGACGGCCAACGAGCGCAGTGGGGCAAATGCCACCGCAAACCGAAACTACTTCAACAAACCAACGACAGTAGCGAGCGCCCACTACATCGTGGACGACAAGCAAATCATTCGCTGCCTGCCGGAGGACGAGATGGGCTACCACGTCGGGGCGCAGACTTATTCACAGGCCGCCTTGAACAAATTGAGCAACTACCCGAACAACTGCACGATTGGGATTGAAATGTGCGTCAATGCAGATGGAAGCTTTACGAAAATGTACGAGCAAACAGTGGCACTGACCGCGGATATCTTGAAGCGACATGGCTGGGGAGTCGAGCACCTGTGGCGTCATTACGACATTACGGGGAAAAACTGCCCGGCCTTTTTTGTCGTCAATACGACCGCGCAAACCTATACGGGAATGCCAGCCAAGGACGCATGGGCAAAATTTCAACAGGATGTCCACAGGTTTCTCACAGCTTATCCACAAAAACCACAGCCTGATGTGGATAAGTGCATGGTTGAGCTGACACTTACTTCTACAGGCAAACTAATCGATGATGTATCCTATGTACCCATCCGTATGATTGCCGAGGCAGTGGGTGGAGCAGTGGAATGGGAGCCTTCCACGCAAAAAGTGACCGTGAACGGACAGGAAGTCTCCTATGTAAACGACCAGGGAACTGCTTTTGCGAAAACAAGAGAGCTTGCCGCCTTACTTGGCTTGCAAGTGGAGTGGGACGAGCCGCGAAAAGCAGTCGTATTGAAGAAATAA